CTCGTTCTATATCTAACAACCTTAGGTTTAAGGCCGATAGACATGGAATTGACCGATCCCTGTAGAATAGATATCATTAACCCATGTGGGTTGTAATATCTCCGCTTAAACCCTCGCGGTGTATGAATGGTAGTCTCCCCAATACGCAGCTTAGGAGGAGGATCCGGGGTCCACGCAAAGTACAAAATGCTTTGCGTGTCCCGGTCGATCCTTAAATCCCGAGCTGCAACGGAGAGAGGTACCTTGACACCGCAGGAATCATTCTCCCACAGAGGAACTGGGCGCCACCTTACTCTTTTAAGTAGGTATTGTACAGTTCTAGGTAGAAGAATACCTGTTCTAGTGGAGAACAAGTTAAGCTGGTTTATCACAGAGTACGAATCATGCGGCCCGGAGAGTGTTTTAATATACACCCCCCGGAGGTTTCTACCTTCAAAGTAGTCACCACCACACGATTCGCGGAACGGACCTTCACAAAAGGTCTTGTCTCGATTCAGCTCAAAACCTAGGAGTTTTAGGAGACGACTAACCTTCGGGTATAATTCCGAAGGTATAACAATGTCGTCACCGTTCACTCCGAAGTTCCCCGCTGAAGCACCTCTTGGATAAATGGCAGTGATGCCACTCAGCCTAAAGGCGGACATTACGGCACAGGTGAAGATGATCGTCTGCAGAGGGAAGGTATAACCATTCCCCATGGTAGAGACCATATGTAACTCCTGCAGCCTCCCGTCAGGGAGTCTCGAGTAAGGTGACCGAAGCATCTTGAGCCACCGGAAAAAATCCGGCGGTAAGAAGCGTTCGAGCATCCTCATCGAGATAGAGTCTGATGCCGAAGATAGGTCAATCGTTGCGAATGACCCAAAAACGGATCCGGCCCTTGCTAACTCACGATTCTTGAACTGCTGATACTTCAGATCGATTCCGAAGTATTCTTTCAGCCGTTCTGTGAGTATCTCGCCTAAGCCCAACTGATAATACATATTCAGAGGAGCCTCAACGCAGATACTCCGTGAGATACCGTCGTTCTTCGGAACGAAATCAAGACGGTTACCTTCAACGCTACACGCCGCCCCATGAGTGGAGGACCGATTTTCTTCGGCCATAAACCACTCAGGAAACGAACGAATGTAGCGTGCGTACCAAAAGTACAAAGAAGGATTGGTATACGATAGTCGGGAAGAGAAGAACTTCGTATAGAAGTCGTTCCCATCCGCTTGGAAACCAGAGCCGGGACCGACACCCCCTCTTGAGAGGATGTCGTACGGATGGTCAACCAAGGGTTGTAGCCCATTGTGCCAAAATTTCCAAAGGAAGTTTTTAAACTCCCCAAGGAGAAAGTCGTCACCATAGGCCTCACTATCGCGAAACTCCCAAGTTTTACAACTGTCATTGACAGCAAGGAACTTGTCGAGGGCAGCTTGCTTCGTACGGTCCGTCATCCCTCCTTCCAACTTTCGCAGGAAGGAATGATAGATAGACGACGAAGCTCGCTCCTCAAAAGTCATTCCAGGCCAAGCCAACTCGGACTTCATTCGTGAGAATGCGTCAGGGTTGTTCTGGGACCGGAGATCCTCCTCAAGGCATGAGAAAAGAGCATGAGGGCTAACACCCATAAATGCCACCTCTAATCAGATGTTGATGCAAAGTTAAGGTAGGAGTAAACCTAGTCGAGCCAAGAATTCAAGAAGTCTTGGCCCAGCAAGGCAACCCACCACAACTCCGAACAGGAAGGCTTTCACCTCCCTGTTCTGATTCGGATTGCCCAACGGTGATGAACCGTTAGACAACGCCTTTGATGAGCGAGTCCGCCAGGTCATCGGCTTCTTCAGCCAACAGACCGAGCTTCGCGCTCACAGCGGCTTTGATGTTTACCGCATCGTTCAGTTCTGCGCCGGCAGGGATCTCAGCAATAAGCCGAAGATTCATGACGCGCACAGTCTGCGACGAGTCGATGTAGACACCTTTCCGAGTCAGCACCTCGATCCGATTGAGGGGAACATTCGGGTAAGACCCGTTCGTCGGATTCGCATTCGGACGAGCCTTGTAAGGGGTTCGTCGAATCGTATGCGTGAACGGATCGCCCGCAGTGTTCGCACGCACGTTTGTCTGGGTTCCGCCTAAAGCGGAGACAGCCCATTGGCGTGAGTTCGCATCCGGAGCCAGATCGGCCACCAACGTATACGTTGGCGAGGTCAATCCGGTGATGGATGCGCCCGTGGTAGAGAGGTCAGGAGACCAAGTCATGGAAGATTCTCCAACAAAGTGGGTTGAGAAGACTAGGCAAAGCCTAGGACCTTAAAACGTGACGTGTAGCAGCTACCTGATTCGACAGGGCAACAATGTTGACCCATTTAAGTCCCAAACCTGGTACCGTAAGCTCCAATCGAGGAGCGGGGAAACCAACGTTTGGAACACGAGTTACGGTAGTGTAGCGCGTCACCGAAGCACCTGGTGAGCCTGAAATTAGCTCGTTACGGTACAGACCTTGGTCTGCGTACGAGGTGGACTGATCCATATAGGGCGTTCCGCCGACATTTGAAGAAATGACGGAAGTCCGCTCGGTACGGGTAACCCATCTCATATCTAACGTGCGATAACTCCAAGCTGCAATTATATCACCAACGTTGGTGAAATAATCAACCAAGAATGAGTACGGAATAAGCTCCCATAGCGTAGGCACAAATTCGCGCGGCGAAAAGCCGAACGAACCTGGAGAGTTTGGTCCAGAACCACTGGAATGGTAAATTCCATAGTACTTGACTAACGCTTCAGTTTGATATGCCGACGTTGACGGGAGGCGCCAGCCATAACCTATATCAATGACACTGTTCTCAGTTATATGATCGACTTGTACGTCCCGCCCAGAGGCCTTTACCATTTGAAATAATGGTTTG